TAATTGATTAAAATCAAGAAAAATAAGATCAATATAATGGCTAAAAAAATGTAGTGTTTCCGGACATTTATTTTTTCAGATAAACGGACCGGTTTGGGTTTATAGAGATTGCGATATGCTTCTAATGCTAAAGGTAAGGAAATTTCTTCTTTGCCCAATAAGACGTTATATTTGTTATGTATAAAATGCGTCCATCTTACGAATGAATCACGGTTATCTAAATACGGGGTAACTGGATATTTGTCGAGCATTTGACTAAATTTATTTCCAATTTCGGGAACAGGTATAAATAGGGGTATATTTTGGATAAAATCGTAATATTTTCGGCGTGTAATTTCATTTGGATGCAATGGATACGACTCAGCAACGGTATGGATAAAAAACCAATAATGCGGTCCCCACACAGATGGATCAAAATGCATTTATTCTTGAAATATATAAAGAGTTGCGACTATAATCAAATAGGTTAATCGAATATTTATATGAATGAACAATATTGCAATAATTGTGGAAAACAAGGACATTTATATCATCAATGTAAAATACCTATCACGAGTATTGGGTTAATAACGTTTCGCTATCATAAGAATGAAATACAATACTTGATGATCTGTCGTAAGGATACTTTAGGATATATAGATTTCATGCGTGGCAAATATTCGATTTTTAATAAAGATTATGTGATGAATATGCTAAAACAAATGACGAATGAAGAAAAAGAACGGTTAAAATCATGGACATTTGATGAACTGTGGATGGGAATATGGGGTACAAAATCAATATCTTCGCAATATAAATCCGAAGAATCTATATCTCATGAAAAATTCACTGCATTACGTAACGGTATAAATAATAAAAATGACTATTATGATTTAACGTCGATGATTGAAGAGAGTAATCAATATCCTATTTGGGAAGATCCAGAATGGGGATTCCCAAAAGGAAGGCGCAACTTCCAAGAAAAGGATTTTGATTGCGCATTGCGTGAGTTTAATGAAGAAACCGGATATGCGATTCAACATATCATAACTATTCAAAACATATATCCATTTGAAGAGATATTTACAGGTTCAAATTATAAATCCTATAAACACAAATATTATTTGGCATTTATGAAGGATCATCATACCGCTGAGATGGATGATTACGAACGGTCTGAAGTGAGTAAAATGGAATGGAAATCATATTCAGATTGCATAACCGCCATACGTCCTTATAATTTAGAAAAGTTACGCATGTTATCAAATATACATCATACATTAAAATCATTACGCATGTTTGTAAGTTAGTAAAATATCCCTACAAATAATATATAGAGATATTTTAAGTAAAAAGTAATGCATACTCGTAAAAAAAACAAGGTTTCGCATGGAGGTGGTCCTAAGAAAAATCCAATCCTCGAACCTCAAGGCATTCCTGGTAAAATTATAAAATCATTGACTGAAATCCGTCGAACACCTGTTGCGAGAGAAAATCAAATCCTTAAATATTTGAGAGAAGGTTCACTTGGAGAGCCACTTGTTTCAATAGAACCATTACCAGAGCAAACTGTTGAGGAGCCACTGAAGTTAATTATAAAAAACCCAGATTATAAACCACGTGCTGAGAAGGGAACACGTAAAAAAATCGTGGAAGGGAATGTGGTTTTAAAAAGCGCAGACATACTAACGATTTATGGTCAGGATCTACGATTTGAAAAACCATCGAATAAGGATAAAATGGCGGAACTTACAAATAATGGTGCGGAAAATAGTCCATATAGAGAACGCATTGTTGGTTTTTTTGAACCCAAGAATTTTTCTCTAGTAAAATTAGATAAAATTATAAAGGAGGATTTGAATGCGAAGTCCATGGGAAGGTTTAATGGCGATAAAATTTTGTCGATTTTGATTGCTGAAACTCCTTCTCAAGAACCGATTGCACACATCGAACCTACTATTGCCCCCATAGATGAAGAAATACAGCAAGTTCCTGAAGCGCCTGTTGAAAAACCCTTTCTTGAGCCCGCCAAAATTGATATTGAAGAAGAAGACACGCCCATAAAAGAGTCTTCTGAATTGCCTCCATCAGTAATTCCTGTAGATGGATTGCCCGAAACGATGATTCGATTAAATGAGGCAGAGGTAAAATTACAACAAATGATTGGCGCACCAGAAAATCAAGATGTGGAATCAAAAGAATACAATACGTTTTTATTCCAAAAGGAGAAACTAGAACATGAGGCAACAAATACAGATCTTGATTTTTTATATCCCGAATTAAATGACCCAGAATTTAACGTAAAAATTGCAAAACGCAAGGAATTTCAAGATACGAAGTTTGATGGAGGCATTTATGACATCAAAACCCAAGCCGAAAAAATGTGTAATGCTGATTTTGAGCTATTACCACATCAACTCTTTGTAAAAAACTTTTTATCGTACCAAACTCCGTATAATTGCTTGCTTTTATATCATCTTTTAGGGTCTGGAAAAACGTGTAGTGCGATTGGTGTTGCTGAAGAAATGCGTAATTATATGAAACAAACTGGGATTGTCCAAAAAAATAAGCGTATTTTGATTGTAGCGTCGCCTAACGTTCAGAATAACTTTCGATTGCAATTATTTGATGAACGTAAATTGAAAAAGGAGAACGAATTGTGGAATTTGAATACATGTATTGGAAACTCCCTGCTTAGTGAAATAAACCCCACTACAATGCATCAGCTCAATCGACAACAAGTAGTTCGTGAAATTACGAATCTGATAAAAACCTATTATGAATTTGTGGGGTATGACAAATTGGCGAACATTATTCGTGCGGAAACAAAACAAAAGACGGATGAACGAGAACATATTAAGGACGCTGAACAATCAAAGGAGCAAAAAGAACTTGAAATCAAGAAGATACGTCAGTTTTTTAATCATAGATTGATAATAATAGACGAGGTACATAATATTACTCTTGCACAAGAAAATAAAGAAGCCAAAAAAGTAGGTAGTTTATTAATGCGTATCGCTCGCTATGCGCAAAATATTCGCATGCTTTTATTGTCTGCCACACCAGTATATAATAATTATAAAGAGATTATCTGGTTAACAAACTTGATGAATGCTGTGGATAAGCGGAGTTCGTTAAAAACAGAGGATGTCTTTGATAAAGAGGGGAAGTTCGTAGAAGAGAGAACCACAAAGGATGGATTACAATTAGAAGGCGGCCGAGAACTTTTAAAACGTAAATTGACCGGATATGTTTCTTACGTACGTGGTGAAAATCCGTATACATTCCCGTATCGTATTTATCCAGATACGTTTGCGCCAGATAAGACCTTAGATTTTAAGAATCTTGTCTATCCTAAGGTTCAGATGAATTTAAAGCCCATCGAGGAACCATTGCAACATCTAGTTGTTTATATGAATGATATTGGCGAATATCAAGAAAAGGCATATAAATTTATTATGGAGAACTTGCGAAATAAATCGTTTAATACATTTGATGCGCATGGTCAAGAGCGTGAAATGCCTACGTTTGAGAACATGGAATCTTTTGGTTATACACATTTACAACAACCCTTGGAATGCTTGAATATTATATTTCCCAATCCAGATTTTAATGAAAATGAAGTTGTAAGTGTGCCCGCACTAGAATCTGCGTCAGTAAGTACAAGCGTGCCAACAGAAGAATCTGCATCGGTAAGTGCAAGTGTGCCAACAGAAGAATCTGCATCGGTAATTGCAAGCGTGCCAACAGAAGAATCTGCATCGGTAATTGCAAGCGTGCCAACAGAAGAATCTGCGTCAGTAAGTGCAAGTGTGCCAACAGAAGAATCGACGTCAGTAAGTGCAAGCATGCCAACAGAAGAGTCTACTTCTATACCTACGAAACAAATTGGTGGATCAGTAAGCGATTCTGACGAATCTGAATCAAACATAGAAGACAATACCGAAATTATTCGAAACATGACTGGCAAGCAAGGGTTATCCAATATAATGACATATGATACGATTCGTGATACATATGAACTACGTAAAAATTTTGAATATAAACCCGCCATTGTTGAAAAATACGGCCGCATTTTTCAGCCAGATACAATTGGCAAATATAGTGCCAAAATAGCAAATCTTTGCAACATCGTTCGCAAATCGGAAGGCATCATCATCATTTATTCACAATACATTGACGGTGGTGTTGTCCCGCTTGCATTAGCGCTAGAAGAAATGGGTTTCGCACGATACGGATGGGCAGCTCATACAACCTCCTTATTAAAAACACCACCTCCCCCAGAAAAACAATTGGATGGTCTTACGATGAAAACAAAAGAGGAGTTTTTGGAGGCAAAACAAAGTGGTGAAATGGTAAATGGAAAATCATTGGGCGAGTTTTCACAAGCCAGATATGTAATGATTACCGGCGATAAAACATTCTCCCCAAATAACCTGGCAGATATAAAACATGTCACCAACAAAGACAACGTAAATGGCGAAAAAGTAAAGGTGATTTTAATTAGTCAAGCTGCTGCGGAGGGTCTAGATTTCAAAAACGTTCGCCAAGTACATATTTTATCGCCTTGGTATAACATGAATCGCATAGAACAAATTATTGGACGTGGTGTTAGAAACCTAAGCCATTGCGATTTGCCATTTGAAAAACGCAATGTAGAGATTTATTTACATTCTACGAAACCAAAAGGAGACGAAGAACCAGCTGATCTTTATTTATATCGATATGCCGAAAAGAAAGCAATTCAAATTGGCGAAATCACACGCCTAATGAAAGAAGTCGCCGTAGATTGTTTATTAAATATTTCACAAACCAATCTCACAGTTGAGAAATTATTGGAGAACGCTGCGAATCAAAAAATCAAAATCCAATTGTCATCTACACCTGAACTCATGGAATTTAAAGTGGGCGATAAACCATACACAGACATATGTGATTATAAAGATAACTGTAATTTCGTTTGTTCTCCAAATGTCGAGTTACAAGATGCGGATATAACAAAAAATACATACAACTTAGATTATGCAAAAACAAACTATGCGGCGATTGTAAAACGCATTCGCCAACTTTTTCGGGAACAGTTTTTCTATTCCAGAGAGAACTTATTAAGCGCAATAAATATATTACGAACATATCCCGATGAACAAATTGATTATGCCTTGAGCCGTTTTGTTGATAATCAAAATGAGGCCATTGTGGATAAGTATGGTCGCACGGGCTATCTAATAAATAGTGAAAATATGTATGTTTTTCAACCTATTGAAATTACGGATGAAAGGTCGAGTTTATTTGATCGTTCCGGGCCTATTGATTTTAAAAATAGTTATTTAACCATAGATGTAGATCCGGAAAAGAGAGAAAAGGAAAAAAATACCCAGAAAGAAAAAGAAATCCTTGCTGCTACACTAACTCGGTTAGAATCTGAAGAAATAAGAGAGGCATCTGAATATGATAAAATCGTAAAAAAGATAGAGGGCTGTTTTGCTACCATTGAACGAGAAAAGCAAAACGCCATCCTTAAAAACCCTATATTAGAAGATGAGAATGATTGGTATATTCATTTTGGAAGAGTGTATGAAATATTAAGAAATAAATCTGTGCATCATATTCCAGAGGCATCGCTGAAAAAATATGTATATTATCACTTTTTAGATACACTAAGTTTTGAAGATCGCAAAATAATCATAGATCATATTTATTCGAGCCTGCCCAAACAAGAAGACATTATACGTAGTTATTTTGATGAGAAACTTGTGGAGCGTAATGAAATTCGTGGAATTGTTCTCGCTGTTGAAAATAAAACGTTGTTGTTTATACAGAATGCTGAAACTAAACAGTGGGAGAAATCGAAACCTAGTGAAAATATGTTATTCCAACCTATAGTTCAAAAAAAATATGAAGTGCCCCGGGATAATATTAGTAACATGGTCGGCTTTATGTATAAGTTTAAAAAGGAGGGTATTGTATTTAAAACAAAGGATATGCTTGAAAAACGCAATAATACGGGATCTAGATGTAGTGGGTCCACGAAAAACGATATCATTAAACGGCTGAATCGTGTTCTCGAAACGGGTCCATTGTTTAAAGAAGGGGACGAACGTAACATTTATAATGATCGCAATAGTATCGATATTAAAAAGATGGGATTTTGTGTTATTACTGAGATTATGTTGCGTTATTATACGGATTATGAAAAGATAAGTGCAGCTGAACGAAACGTTTCGAAAACCTGGTTTTTCGATAATGAAAAGGCGATCTATAACAACTTGTCGAAGATATAATTACAATATAACAAACATGTAAAATAAAAAAACAAAAAACAATATCATGCAGAGCAGACAGGTGCAAATATTATATATAGTTTTGGTGGCAAGAGATTCGCTTGGTTCTATTAGCGGAACCGTATCAATCACTTCTATATCGCTATAAATTGGTATTGCAAGAGGTAAAGATGCATTGGATTCATTTGACATAATAGATATTGCGATTTATTTTTTATATTGAAACAAAAAATACAAATATACAGGGGTTTTATTCACATATTGTTAGTTCGTATATTCAATCAAATAGCAATAATGTCCCTTTCTATAGTGATGTGTTGGATCATCCAGGCCTGTCTTAGTCTTAGCATATTCCTTGTTCTTCAAATACCAACTTCCGTTTTCACCGCTCTTAATAATGATATTGCAATCATTTGTGATTGCAAGATCCAAAATCTCACCAAACGTCTTTTCAGATATCTTATGGACAATTACGTGGTCACGCTGACCAACGCACTTCTCTTCGTATAATTGAATGGATTTCACAACCTTCGGCATGTTTGTTTGTAAAAAATATAAACAAAATAAAAAACGAGATTCAATTTTTTACTCAAGGTTACTAGACGTTCACCAAGCATATTTTTTTTGTTTATGCATCGTATATTTTGCAGATCTATATGCTGATTCTTCTATTAAATAATAAGGTATCATAGCTGTTTCAAATATAAAGGCACCACTAAATGCCAAATAGTTCCAAATCGTATTTTCGTCTTTCATGGTTTGTTTGCGATTGTTACGTTACATTCAATCATGAATCAATTTTTTGAGAAAATTGAATGAAAATATATATTCGTAAACGGTGTAAAGATATCTCACCCTACTATATTATCATGAATCAAAATCAAAGACAACAACAACGCAAAATGTATGGTGTCTATGAACACTCGATGCTCACATTAAAAGTTTCGCTCAGTATTAACCAGGTAGGTAAAAATATAAAACAGAATTTAGAGCGAATGATTTCTCGTAAGATCGAAGGTAAGTGTATTCCAGAAGGTTATATCCGCCCAGGATCCGTAAAAGTAATGAGTTATTCGAGTGGCACTGTAAATAATGAAAAGGTGGAATTTCAAGTAGTATTTGAATGCATGGTTTGCCATCCCGTAGAGGGAATGCTAATTGAGTGCCAGATAAAGACGATTACAAAGGCAGGTGTTCATGCCGAAGTCGTCGACGATTCTGGCGCCATGCCAATCACTGTGTTTGTTGCCAGAGATCACCATTTCTCGGAAAAGGCCTTCAGTGAAATAAAAGAAAACATGAAGATCAAGACCCGTGTTGCCGGCGTACGATTCGAATTGAATGATCCTTATATATGTGTCATTGCGAAGCTCGTTGAGTCAAGAGAACAACAAGGAGGTGACGCCATATTTGATGCAGAATTATAGATAGATATTCTACGCAAAACAATATAAATGTTTTTTTATGTCCTACTACAATGGAAAAGGTTGCAAAATTAGAAACCCTAAAAAAAACGATTGAAACTCTAAACAAATACCACCAAGTAGAGATCTTAAAAATACTTACGAAAAATCTTTGCAAAATCAATGAAAATAAAAGCGGGTGTTATGTAAATATGTCGTTTTTGAATGAGGAATCTATTGAAGAAATAGAAAAATACATTGCCTACGTAAAAGATCAAGAAGAGTCTTTAAATACGATGGAATATCAGAAGGAAGAATTTAAGAACGCATATTTTATAACAAAAGAAGATAAAGACAACCCGACAATATCTTATAGCTCGATAAGGTAGATGTCAAACAGTTCGCCTGCTATGAATTCACTATTTTTTTTTTCTAAACAAGATAGTGCGAAAATCCTTGGACTATTAGGAAAGCATATGCTGAAGAAACCATTAATTCCGAATGTTTGTCAAAACGTCGAGTATACGGAAACAAAAGATGTCGATATTGAAGTGCCGCCGCCAATTCCTATTGAAACGATGGTCGAATCGCAGCAAGATGATAAGCCGGCTATTGAATTTATTTCGCCTACTCACCAAGATACTTTGTTTTGGTGTTTGTATATTATTATGTATGGTTATAATGACTACATTCAAGTATCAAGAAATTATGGTGTAAAGGAACTCGAAGTTAAAAAACATATTGGTGATCTTATACGGGCTAATCCTAACTTGTTGAAAAAGGCAAATATTAAAATCACAAAGGCAGCAGTACAGGAGATTATGTCAGAACTATTAACATCTGTAAAAGACACAAGCTATTTGACAATGATGGGAATGCTGGCAATATATAAAATGAATATTATTATGATTAGTGCAAATGGAAAGTCGATGGTCGAATTCATATCTGACAAGGACGTCGATCAGCCTACCTATGTTTTGCATAAAGACAGCTTTGGTAAGTATAAATTACAAGCGGAACCTATTTCAAAAGAGCAAATCGACGACCTCAAAACTACCGTG